CCTGCACCCTGCACCGTGCTACCTCAGCCCTGAACCCCTTTAAACACAGGGATTCAGGGCTTTCTTGTGTCTTTATCTGTCACGGACTGGGCCCTCGGACAGCCTCTGTTTCAGTGGCATCTTACCTATTTGCTTGAACATGTTTTTCACCCTCAATAACTTCATCTGCTTCTCCTCTTCTGACTTGGCATTTTGAATGAGACTCTTAGTGAAATCAGGTGTCAGGACAATCCTATCCATGACCCCGTTCATAGTATTCTGTGCCCGCCTCTTGGTGAGTTCCTGACTCAAGGTCTGGAACACGTGCCTATCGGTCATCCCATACTTCTTAGCACCACGTGCCATGCGTATGTTGTGGTTGATGATCGCAGCCCTGTCCTCCTGTTCTTCAATGAGCAGTTGGATAATCCCCTCCTCGGTCATCGGCTTGGTAGACCTGACCTTATTCTTTCTTGCCTTCACATTAGCGAACTCCCTCCGACTCTGGTATAGGTAGTTAGTCAACTGTCGCTCGGGATCAATGGTGTGAACCTTGAATGGTCTAAGCGCACCGAACAAGATATTGTTTACCGTGTTCTCTGGGTCAGTATATTTCTCCTCACTTGTCCCTGTCTGGTATGCCTTGACTGCACGCTTCAATACGTCTGGGGCATACGCCTCATTGAATAGGAACGTCAACCTCTTGACCGCTGCCTCACCACTGGTATCAGAAATGTCCTCGACGATTGGCTTGTTGGTTGTTGGGTCACGGTTCTCAATGACTGCGGACAGCGCACCCGCTGCGATCTGAGTATCAAGATACTGATCAGTGATGAGACCATTGACCAGCGCGGCACCAGCCCCAGCCAGATCACCCTTCATCATCTTCTCATATGACCTCACGATAGGGTCAGCAAGTAGTGCATAAGGGTTGATGTATGTCAGGTCTACTGTCTGATACTTATCACCCGCTCCAAACTTCTTACTAAGCCACCTCGGGACACCCCAGAAGGAGTGGCCGCGTAGGTATGGTGGTGCCGTCTCACGCTGGAAGTCCTGCATGTCCTCATCATCAGTGCCTGACAACATAGCCAGAATAGCTGCACCGAAACCAGAAGCACCGACACCCACGCTCATCATGCCCGCCATCCTCTGGTAGCCGCGTGCTTTAATCACACTGCTGTCACTACCCATCTCTTCACGAGCGAGCTTAAATGTGTTGAATACTACCCGAGGCACCTCTGCCTTGAATCGTATGAAGGGTGCAACCAGTGCACCAATACCGTGGCCCGCTACCTCCTTAACAACAGGCGGGGCTTGGCTCGCTGACTGTGCAGTCATAAGAACTTTGTCCCTCGCCATCTGCTTGAGGTCTGCATCTGAGTAGTTAGCAAAAGAGCCACCCTCCTGATCCGCCCTAGCCTTAGCCTTGCGTAATACCTTAAGCTCATTCTCGTAGTATGCTATCTTGTAGAACCCATCCACCGCACCAGCCATCCGCGTGGCAACGGCATACGCCTTACCAAATGTAGCTTCAGTAGCTTTAGCAGCACCTTGAATTACCTTACTCTGCTCGTCAATAACATCAGACAAGTTGCGAGTTCCATTAAGCATCTCCTCCATCATGGTGGATCGGATCTCATTGTCGATCACACCGAGGGCAGATAGCTCGGACAAGTATGCGTCCATCCGTGTTGGATCTTTGAGCTCATCCCACACATACTTTGTCTTAGCACCCATGGCAAACACATTAATGAATCCCTGCGATGGACCAAAGAACACCATGTTGGAAAGCATGTTACGGATATAGAAACCAACCGAGCCCAATGTCTTGGTGGCCATTGACCAGCCAGATGCTTTACGTAGCACTGATGTTACAGCACCAACCACCTTCTCGGAGTCAGTATCTGTTTCAGTATTGATCTCCGACTTGAACAGCCCTTGGAGTCCATCTCTCACCTCGGGGCCAGCATACATACCACGGAGTGGATTGTGGTCTGAGGTAGTATCAGTAGCTAGAGCCTCCCAGTCAACATATGTGTCTGGGTCCAGCTTCCGCGCTTCCTTGAGCTCCTGAGCAGTCATCAAGAATCCTTCACGCTGCCCCATCTTCTTGATGTTTTGATACATGGATTGGTTGGCTGCCATCTTAGACACAGTGAGGAACGTCCTAATAATACTATCCACGGTACCCTCGTTACCTACCTCACCAAGTAATGCCTTAAGTCGGGGGTCTAGATCCTTTTTCTCTTTAAGGTTATCCTCAATAATCTTCGCATCTCTATCGCTGACCACGTCGTTCTTACCAGCCCTCCTATATTTAGCGAGGAACGCATCCATGTCCATCTGACCTAGGGTCTGAAGAGTTTCCGACTGCTCCCCAAACTCAGCCTCGATGACGAGCTGCGCTTCTTGGTCGTTGAAGATAACATTATTTGCTGATGCTGCATCCCGCAACTCTTCCAGTCTTGTTACCTTACGCTGCTCCATGAAATACTTAACGGCTTCTTCCCTGATGCCAGCAAACTCGGGCGAGCTCTTAGCATGTTCATAGAATCCTGTCTCAGTAAACATACGATACTGAGTTGTCAGATAGATACCCTTCTGCACATCAAAGTGTGCGCGCACATCTTCAGACATGTCGTAGAGATCCTTCATCTTTTCTTGGATTGGCTCGATCAACTGGGAGCGTATCCCTTGTATAGTCTCCGCAAGCTCAGGTGACACAGCGTCGAGCTGAGCAAGAGCGGCGGTCTGAGCTTCACGAATAGCTACCGCTTTGACTTGCTTCTCCGCGAGGATCTTCCCAAACTTATTATCCTTCGCAATCTGCTCGTCTAGTTTACGAGCCTTGACGGTCTCATATGTAGTCTTAGCAATGACATCTAGCTCTTCCTGATACTCTTTCTCTATCTCTTTACGCCTTGCTTCAGGGACAATAGCACTACCACCGAGGGCAGCGTTGAGGTTCGCGGTATCTGACGCGTCCAGTCCATCTGGGTAAGCTTCCTTAAGTTGCTTATCAAACTTCGCCTTAAACGACTGGGCTGTTTTCTCCGCAGCATTCAAAAAGAACTGACGGTTTTGTATGAACCTCTCGATCCGTGGATCCAGAGCCCCACGAAGAAGACGTCCAATCAAAGAAGTTGGAGCAGCATAGCCACCCGTAGCGTAGAATGGTAACTCAAGCTGGTCGATGAAACCAGCATAGTTCATCTGGTCTGGGTCAAATCCCTCGGACGGAGCGATGGCGGATTGCAAACCATAGTTGCGTCTCCTCCAGCTAACGTCCTCCGCTGTCTGACCATATAGCTTATTGATATACCTGTTGATAATTCCTTGGTCCGACGGGGTGTTGAGTTCGGTTCCCAATTCCCAGTCTTGTTCGGATGCGATGTTTGCCAACGCCTCGGACGCACTGCTGTATCCTAGGTAATCATTACGCTCTAGTGCTTTGCGAACGCTGTATGGCATGTCTTCCACGAATGCATACATCCGCCCAGACATCTCTGCCTCCTCCATGAACTGCTCGTCATATTCGCTAGGCATGGAGTTAGGATTCCCGATAGCGGATTGGAGTCCGCTTGTTCTAGGTGCGTCTTCAGTCTCCATGACCCAGTCGGGTAGGAGGCCAATCTTCTGATCTGCAAAGATAGTTTCTTCACCCTTGGCCGTTTGGTTAAACTCACCGTAAGGACCATAGTTCACCCAGCTATTTTGCGCTCTGGTTTCTGTGGTTAATGCACGACGTGCCAGCTTGGAATACATTGTAGAATGAGATCTCCATGCATTCTCTTCACCACGTGCTCTAAATCCTACACCGTTTCGTATGTGCCCATAGTAATCATGCACTGCCCTGAATATATCATTCGCCAGTACTTCTTCCCCGCCCCATGTATATGGACTTACTTCTAGTAGTGGGTTATCAGTAGGGTCAAAGGAGGAATCAGAACCGAAGCCATCTTTAGTTCCGAAAACATACATGTGGTTGTTTTCTACCACGTCTAGTATTGCATTCCGAGGGTTACCGTATGGGTCTTTACCCAGTGGTGCAAACTCTAACTCAACACCCGAGTTGACCATTACCTCATACTGGGCATAAGTCTCAGCGATTAATGCTTGGTATGCCTCGGCTACTTCAGGGTCCGATGGATTGTGCTCTAGTTTATCAAATGCTCTTGCAATCCTCGCCGCCCTCTTTTCATTGACGGGAGCATAATATGATATAGGAGTGTCGCCTATACCTGTTTGTTCCTGATACTTTCTGGCGGCATCTTGGGCAGGTTTATGCCCAGTAAATATAACATGTTTCCCTTCGACCCTTACTGTGACTGGGAGCCCTTCGAGGTGACTCCCCGCGTCCCCGCCGTACGAATCCTTTGCACCTCCGACCACGAGATCTTCTCTTCGTTGTCTTGGGATAGGGGCTCCGATTGCCGATTGTAGACCTCGTCCATCAGTATATCTGCGGGCGTCCTCTCTAGCTCCTTCGCGCTCAATCTCGACGCGTTCAGAAACCTCTCCGCGTCCTCTGGATTCGATGTAAGATTTGACACCTGTTCCGAGCTTAGCTTGTTCGTATTCTTTTTCATGGGTTTTTATTAATTGTTTTTGTTGGGTTGACAATACCTCAGAGTCGAGGGTCTGGTCAAATAAATAAAGTCTTTCTTTTTGAAGGAACTTAACAATGGACCTTCCCTCAGCGGCGGAGCGGGCTGGTCTATCTCTGGGATAGAAGACATCTGCAACATCATCGAAGCTAGACTTAAGCGCACCTGTGTCACCCGTCCACCCGTTGTCATCCCATACATGTTTCTCCCCAAACCATACAACAGCTTGAAGATCATCAGGCGACATATTGAGTTGCTTCGCAGCCTCGCGGAACATAATCTGACCGAGCGCGAAGTCCTGATTCTTGACTCCTGATTCTGCCTTCGGAATAATTCTCCACCTCTTGGTGTTGTCCGCATACAGAACCCTTCTTAGTGTTCTTGCTGCCCATACATCAATGGTTGCTTCGAGAGATTCACCGCGCAGGTTCATTGCAAACTGCGGAGTCTTTGGTGCCTTGGTTGTCTCACGCCACACACCAGCGAGGACCCTAAGGGATGGTAGGCTGTTCTGGCCAAACTTCTTAGTTGGGTCATATGCCTGAGTCAGTGTCATCCCAGATTGTTTAATCCATTTCTCGACAATATCAGACGATTTTAATGTCTGACCCTGTTTGGCAGTGATCACCTTGCGCTTGATAGCTTCCGAGACTAGGCTCCCATTGTTAATAATATCATACAGTTCGTTGTATTGCTGAATGTTAGAATCAAATTCTCCTGACTTGTAACGCTCAAAGATCTCAGCAGCATACACAAAGTTCTGCTCGACTCCCGTGTTAGCTGACGTCGCACCTAATAGGTTAGTGAACACAACAAGATCCTGTTCAGAGAACACCTCCTTCAACCGTGCTTGCATTCTAGTATACCAACCAAGACCAGCTGCAACGTCGGGACGCTCCATCATTTTCTTAGATACCTCGACCAATCTCTCTACAGCGGCATCAACCCCACCATTATCAATGAGCTTCTGAATGTCTTTGCGGCCTTTAGGACCCACTTTATAATGAAGTGAATCATAGTCTAGTGGCTGAGAGTAAGGGGTATTTTTATTAGGTGCTGTCTTAAAGAACGGAGCCTCAATAAGTTTATACTGCTGGGGTTTTGGTTCACCCTCAGCATCCAGCGGGGTCACGGTCATCTCTTCGCCAAATTCACTTGGCTTAGCATACCCATAGTTCTTACGGATACCTGCTTGCAAGCCGTCTGTTCTGTTTAAGAAATCTTCTGGGTCACTAGTTAAGCCCTCTTCCATCTTATCAGCCAAGACAGCTAACCCTTGGTCTGGGCGTGTGGGGTCAAACACAATAGATGATTCCTGTAACCTGTATCCTGCTTTGATGGATCGTAGTTCATGGATCAGCCTGTTGACTGCGGAGTCCATGAATCGGTTACCCTCACCGTTGTTAAGCTCCTTCTGGAACTTACGCATTTCAGCCATGCGTCGGAAGTATCCACTAACATAGCGGAACAAGATCTTCATCATGGATGGGTTTGTGCGGTAGAATGCCCAGTCCTGCTCGGTGGTGTAACCACTGGTCAGTATCTCCATACGCATACGTAGGTGCTCTTCGGTTAGCCTAGCCTTCAGGTCCAGTAAGTCAGCCTGACCTTGTTCATCGAGATCGGTCGCACGAATCAGGGCAAGGGCTTCAGCGGCTTGCTCAGGTCGGTCAGCATAGTATGACTCAACGACCTCTTCATACATGTAGTCAGGCAGGGTGTCAGCTAACTCGTCTATCTCCTCTTGTGTAAGTGTGTTAAAGGAAGCAACGTGACTTAGCTCATGTGACATGACCTTTGCTACGATTAGTTTCGATGATACTAATCCGAGGTCCTGAGTGAGGTTCATAATGAACGCGGGGTTGACTACAACCACACCGTCGAGGAACTCAGCCGCAGCATTGATGGTCCGATCAATTTCCAGCGGCACCTCTGGGGGGACTAACTCCCTAGCCACGCGGAGGAGAGCCTCTGCTTTTTGTTGAGCCTCACTAATCTGAGCTTGGTTGGTTACGCCCTCCGTGTCAGTATCAACTTCCGTGAGTTCTGACACCAGCTCGTTTAAGTCTTCTGCCGCTTTTTGTGCTATTAGTTCATCCTCAGTAAGCTCTACGTCTTGCTGTGCCTCAGCCAATGATGGATCAGAGTATACAGCGGGTACACCAGTAGCTTTAAATGCGTCCGAAGTCGCCTTCATATTTGCGGTAACCTCTGCGACTACTCGCTTGGCACGAGTCTTCATCCGAGGGTCGCTAATCTTAACGGTAGAACGAGACAAATCAATAACGTCAGCTAGTGCATCAGCATATGTTGACGCCTCTTTTGCTGTAACTCCCTTACCAAAGAAATCTAGAACAGCATCCATAATCTTACGGAAGAAAGGCTTGCCACCTGAGTCGGCACCTAGTCCTTTAATTTCTAGTTGAAGCTCAGGGCTAAGCATTATGCCTGCTACAAACTCGTCAAGGTTGACGAGAGAGTCCATGATCGCGCTGTTATTTCTGTAACCAGCAGCAGTTGCAGCCTCAGCTACCTCAGTGCGTAGGCTCTCCAACCGAGTCACGGCTGCTAGTTGAGCTGGTGTCAGGGAGGAACGTGGCTGGCTAAGGATTTTGGTGAGGGTAGCATGAACATATTCCTCAAGCAGGACGTTGGATAGTCCGCGACCGTTGTGCCCATCTAAGTTCAGCACGACTTCTAGACTTCCATCTGTCATGGTAGTCTGCATCCCAGCGAATGGCAGGTTCGCGCTAATGATTGTGAACTTCACATCACGTACCAATTCCACGTTCTCTAGGATCAGATTTGCAACTAACTTATGTGCAGTTGTCCCTGTCTCGGCGATCTTTTGTAGTGCGCTTACGACACTATTTACATCCCCAGATACTAAGCCTAGTCTTTCGGCTTCGGCTTGGTTAGCGGCCCTAGCAATCTTACGGTTTGCCTCCGAAATGCGGGAGCGGGATAATAGTTTTTTGGTGACGTTCCTAGAAACCGTGTTGTGATCTTTGTTCTGCTTAGGTGTGCCTGTTCGTCCTACACCATAACCACCGCTTAACATGCTATGGAGGACGGGGTTTGTCTCCTCAAGCTTAGCCATTATAGTATTTACCCTTACACTATTCGGGTTTTGTTCTAGTAAGATACTTACTTGAGAGTAGATGTCCTTGGTGCTCATCCCAGCTACAAGATCGGCCACCTGTTGGTTACCATTTGAGAATTGCACGGCCAACTCAACGAGCACATTCCTAACTTCAGGAGTCTCTGGATCCAATAAGATACGCTGAACCAAAGCATCGTCCTGATCAATAGCATCATTTAATTCATCACGATTTAAGGGTTCAGTGCTCACGGACTCGAGGCTTGTGTCGGGTGCAGAGGCGGCGGGGACATCCCCTTCTGTGTATTGTGAGCTCTCCGCGTCCCGTTGGAGCTCTAATTTTACCCTATCTTTCTGCTGTTTCCTGAAGTTGTCCGTTGCTAATGACGCGATGAACTTCATGGGGGGCATCGTATTTTCCCTGAGATTAGGGTGGTTCACAACTTCCTTCAGGACAAACTTCGCGGCACGCTCCGAGAAGCTTCTTCCCGACGAGGTGGCCATCTCGGCTAACTGTTTTGTGCTCTCAGCAGTGGGGAGGCCATCGAGTCTAGTCTGAGAAATAAAAGCTTTAATGAGCTTGCTCCTATTGGTGGCTGTGTTGTTTTTGAGCACATACTCACCAGTAGGTTTGCCCGTAGGACCAACTGCAACTTTACCATCTTTCCCCAGTTTTAGGGTGAGGAGCGATTTAATCGCCTTAGAATCGAGCATATTCTTGCGGGCCACATATGCATTGGCTACGAGAATAGTCTCCGCCACAAACCGCTGCGCTCCAGCATCAAAGTAATCACCTCGGAGGGGCGCCACTCCTTTGGGGTTCATTAGTTTTTCAAGGCTACCCACAACAGAACCCTCAGCATTCGCCGACGTTCCGTTTTGGATAAAGGTTGTGACATTATTAATGAAGTCACCGACAGTAAACACTTCGCCTTCTTCGACCGCCTCCGTTGTGCCATTAGCTTGAGGAGCTTCGGCTAGCTCCAAAGGAGTGTCATAGAAACGCCGCTCAAATAAACCAGCGGCGGACCCCTTAGACAGCACGATGCTGTGGTTCGCTTGTGTAGAAATTACCTTGTCTGGATCTCCCCCATCCTGAAGCAGACCCTCATTATTATTGTTTACAGAGACTACACGGAGGACACGGCGTGTGTCTGGGTCCATGAGGATAGACGGGTTGACTGTAATGCCCTCAGGGACGATTACAACCTTACCTGCTTTGAGGTATTCCGCTGTAAGCACTGGGTCATTGTCAAATACGCCGCGCCCACTAGCATCTAGGAATCCTTTGACCTTAGCTCCCTTTGGGCTGGACATCTTTTTGGTGTGCGGGTTGTAATGAACCTGCTTGCGACCCTCAAACACGTCCCCACCTTCTGGTTTTGTGAGTGGTGTGACAGGGTATGTCGCATAAATCTGACGGGCTGCCTCAGTGGAAACTGTTTGGTAATACCCCTTCGGTTTGCGGGTTACCTTAAAGCCAGACTTAGTCTTGCTGGTAACACGAGAAGGGAATCCCGAGGCAACCAGTGCCTCAAACGCGACCTCATCTTCTGGGGTGTTGACAAACGAGGGACCTTCGGCAGTTGCTTGAGCCACCTCAGCTTGACCAGCTGACATGGGGATGTCCTGATCTTCCTCGCTCTCGACGACACGACCCTCTTTGTCAATATCCAAGAGCATCTGCTCTTGGACTTCCACTAGGTCTACTCCCTGTTCCGCTGCGGCATCAACCTGCTCAGGCGTTACAGGGGCTAGAGTGTCAAGATTAGCTCCACGGATGGTGCGTTCGTCATCAAGTTCAAGCTCCTCCATAACTGCCTGTTCCTCTTCTGGGCTAAGGGTCTCAGTAATGGTGGTCGTATCGATCACAGCTTTTCCTTCCAACGCCTGCTTCTCTGCCTGCTCTTGCCGATCCTCCTCGAGTGCGGCAGCAACAGATTCAGGACTCGTGGCCTCGTCCATGTTTGTGCTTGTATCAACAGCTACAGACTGCAAAGGAATCTTACCAGACCACTCGTTAGTTTCAGGGTTACGGACTCCAATGATATAGTTCTGCTCATCGACCGTGTAGTCAGCCTCGGTTCCTCGCATAGCTTCGGCATCTGCCGTATCTTGGTCTAGCCTACCTACAATAAATCCTTCGTCATTTTCTGCGAGAATATCCGCCATGACCTGACGCCTCTCTGGCTCAGCTAACTCGGGCTCTACGACCTCAGGCATACCAATAATTTCATCCCCATCTTTGGTTAGCGTGCCTGCTTGTATGGCTTCTAAGATCCTCAGCTGTCTGACAGTTCCTGTTATGTCAAAAGTATCTAGTTCTTCAAATAGCGCCTGCTGTTCAGGTGTTAGTTCATCCTTAAATACATCATCAATCTGCTCCTGCTGCTCCACGGTGAGCCCAGCAGAATCTGCTTCAGGGTTCTGGAACACACTTTGCGATGGCATGGTTTTAACCATCTTAGAATTATGCTCATACTTATTCCCTACCGTCTGTGGGTTTGGTTCCACAGGGCTGGTGTCAGGCTCGACGGGTGCAGCCGTAGCCGCAGGTTGAGCAGCACCAGATTGACCTACCACATTATTTACGAGGGTCTCCAGCTCAGCAATCCTAGCCTCCACCTCGTTTGCTCTTTCTTGCTGTTCACTATCTAGGAAAGTTTGTTCTTCCCCAGCTGCTTGTAGAGAAGCGCGCTCCTCTTTCAGCTTGTTGAGTTCCTCCACCTGCCCCTTCAAAGGAGTGGGTGTGAATGGGGCTGGGGCTGTTGTTCCCTCGGCTGTTGTCTCTGGCGCGGCAGCACTATCTTCTGGCACGAAGTTAGGGTCGAGGGCCGCAGTGAGCTCGGCGCGTTGTTCTGCGGCTTTAGCTCCTCTAGCCTTGCCTGTAAGAATACCACGAACTACCTCAGCAGACACCCTAGACCCCGTGTTTTCTAGCTCGCTAGTCACGGATGTTACAAAGGTTTCTTCCAGACGACGCTGCTCAATCTTAGACTGCTCGCGTGTGCTAAGTCGGTTACCAAGCTTTTGATATGCGCCCATACCACTACCAATGATACCACCAGTCAGGGCGGCACGATAAACAGACTCGAGGCGAGCCATGCCATCGGTGTTCTGGTCTGTGTAGTAATCACTAATGTAGGAATTTACAAATTCATCGAGTCCCTCCTCAAGTGCTTCAGATGTAAAACCATCAAAAGCTTCCATGACGATGTTCTTTTGCCCTGCAAATTTACCAACACCCTTGGTCATGTCTTTTTGAATCTTGCCGACCACATGACCCCACACTTTTTCCGCATCCTTAGAACCTAACTTGGCTGCTCCTTTGCCGCCGAGGCTCTGCATAACACCCACCGCTTCGCGCTTAGTCATTCCTTTAATGAATGCATCCTCAATACCACCCCTACCGATGGACCTGAAGCCCTTCATAATTGCAATAGTTGAGAATCCAGATACTAACCCAGATCCTAAAGACCTATCATGCTTCTCTTCGTGAGACATGTCAGGATTCATCTGCGTGAGTGTATCGTATGTCGCAGCATAGTTAGCACCCGCAGACCTAGAGAAAGCTGGGATATTGATCGCGGCTTCTTGCGTCCACTTATTGGAAGCGATCTTAGCAAACGAATCAATGGCTCCCATGGCACCTTTCTTGATCTCAGCTGTGGCTGGCTCGAGAATATAACCATCTTTGACTAGTCTATTGAGAGCTTTCTCTGAAGACTCTTCTACGCCCTCGACCACCAATTTTTTAAATGGCGAGTTGAGGGTCATGCTCTTAACAATACCCTTAGTCACATTCTTAGCGCTAAGCTTAGCTCCCTGTTTAGCCGCGAGAAACATCACACCACCAGCGCCAGTAGTCGCGGTTAGTGCAGCACTCACCGCCATGTCCGCGAAGACAGGCCCAATAGTTTCAAAAACATCCTGACCAATACCAAACTCAACACCAAACAAGCGAGCCCGCTCTCGGCGTGCTGCATTCTCTCGGCTGGCCTCAATGAGACTTTCTCTCGCCCACTCATTACCAGCCATTGCTAATGGGGCGGTGACCATCGAAACAAAACCCTGCCCCCATGCTGCGCCAACACCACGAGCCCGTGCTTCTAGCTCGCTGTAGTTCTCTGGGTCCGATAGAAATTCTTCTAAGACTATGTGATCTTTTTTGCCGTTCGCACGACCCTCCTGTAAAGTACCTAACCATTCCTCAGCATTAGCTCCCTTGCTTAAGAGCTCGTTAGCAGAGTCAAAGTTCTGTGCGGACATTGCTTCGCGGTTAGTGCGGAGCTGCTCCTTGTCAGACTCAGTAAGATCTGTGTTTGCAGCTAGTGACTGCTCGAACTTCGCCACATTGGATACTAGAGAACGATGCATCTGGGCTGGACCATATCCATACTTCTTGATGTTTAGGCCCATTTTAGTTGGGTCGTCCTGTAGCTTAAACTTCCCACTACCCAGTAACGCATCCCCCGCACGTTGGGTTAGCACGGTCTGGAACTCATCAAGCTCCATGTCCATGTTAGCTAGGGTTGGATCTACGGCACTGACCGTGGTGTAGATGGCTAGGGTTTGATCATCGAGGAGTTTCTTGAGCCGTTCAGTGTTAGCGGCATCATCCTCACCCAGCGATTCATCGTAGGCGTTGTATAACCGAGTAAACTTGTCAAATTGCTGTGTAGCAGTACGTCTTTGGACGACGGAGGCTTCGCCCCTCGATCCACTGTTGATGGATCTAATATATTCTGTCGCCCCCTTGTTACCAGCCATGGCTGCTGGGGCCACCACGGTGGTCGCCGCTATTCTGGCAACATCCGCAGCGGTATTTGCTACCCTTGAACCAGACTCCAATGGAGCTGGTGCCACATTGTCGGCTTCAAGTATCCCATCAAAGATCGCTCCTATCTCCTGCTTACGCATAATGTCGGCTGTTGTGTGGCGGAAACCTTCGGGTGTTTCTAGTTGCTTTGAGATACTAGCTGCATCCTGCAATGTTACACCATAATCCTTGGAGGAAGCTATAATGTCTTTGACGGACATTCCCTCAGCCCCTTTGCCTACTTGAACATAAGAGGACCCATCATCTTTAAAAATACGAGTTGCTGCTACGCGGCCATCAAGGAGCGCATCTTTTGCGACGCGGTCATAGATACCACTATTAGCATACCCTTCCGCACGCTCTTTCCAAAATGCTAAATCATCCTTAATCTCTTGGTTCTTTGACGTCGTCTCAGGATCAATTGCCATGGAGTTGGCAAAGGCTTTCTGCTTGGCCTTGTAGGTGATGATGTCATCCCATACTTGGTTTGGGTCTGTGCCTTCAGGGAGTGCAGATAAATTATTAGCTGCAATGGCAGCGACAGAAGCGGAACTAGATTCTGAGATAAGCTTAATGCTAGACTCGACACTAAACTCGGGGGTTCCAAACAACTTCTTATTGTTAACTTCGTCACCATCTTCTTCATTAAGTAGCCCCTTCTGAAATGCGGAGTTGTAAACCAACTGACGTAGGTCCTGCTCAAAGCCTACAGTGGCTTGGTCTTTATCAACATACTCCTGACGGACGTAGTCGGCATAACCCTTTAAGTCTTGTAGCTCATCGCCGCTCGCATTCTCTACATTCCAGTCTGTGAAAGATTGGTGGGTAACTTGGGCTGGTTGCTCGTTTGGATCTTCGAGAGCCTCTGGGTTTGTGGCTTCGTTTAAGTGACCCCAAGGTGAAGGGGTTTGTGGTGCGAATGTGTTGACGTCAGACATAGCTGTTTCGTATATGTTGTTTGGATCGGTCTTCAATTAAAGACCAGTTTGGTTTTGTAAGTTGCTGTTACGCGGTGATTGTGATGTGTAGGGTGAACTATATCCACTTGCTTGGCCTTTGATAAATAAACCACGGTCAGCCTCGTAAGCTTTTCTCTTGGTATGGTAATTCTTCTCAACCTCTTCACGAAGTTCATCAGCAGATAGCTTCAGTGCTCTGATCTCAGCTGGTCTTTTGTTTCTTGTTTCTGCAACTGTACGCTCCAGCTGATTGCGGACCTTTGGATTGAGCTTGGTTATTTTCTCCCCATAATCATTCGTCTCTTCCTCCATGAAGGCCGAGTCAATTAGATTGCGTTGTTCCTCAAGTTCTTTAGCTCGGCGTGAAAAATCTTCACCGACAAACTTTATGCGAGTTTTCTCAGACTCTTGATCTAGTTTTGTCTGAGCAAACGATCCAGCCTCGGCGATCCAAGTCTTATCCCGCTCATCTATCTCACCATCAGCGCCTACCCTCGATCTTACAGCGGCGACATTACCAGCCTCAATAGCTGCTCGGACTTTGGCCTCTTCTTTATCCTGTAAAGCTTTCGCCTTGGCAATACGAGCCTGCTCTGAACCCAGCTTACCAGCAGCCGCATTCCACACATTATTTGCAGCAGGACTATTAAACGCATTTGGGTTTTCTAACTTGTAGTCTGCTAATGCGGCGGCTCTATCTTCAGGGCTGCCCTCACTATTTGTGATGCCTAACAAAGTATTGGAAATTTCACCTAAGCGGGCTTCTGCCTCACGTTCCCTCTGTGCATCATCCCTACGTTGCTGCAAGGCTTCCAGATTCATCTGATATTGGAGGTCGGCATTCCGACCGCGGTCGATGGCATTATAAATATCGATGGTCTCCTTGATCTCCTTATTGGATGGGCCAAATGCCTTGTTCAAGTAAGAAGCCTCTGATCCTTTAAGACCAGAGGAGAAGAACCGATTCCTCATCGGCGTGATATCATTTTCTATTGAGAAGCTATTTGGCATATGCTGTTATCTTGTAGAGGTTCGATCCATACGTGTGTCCAAGAGTTTCCCTTCTTCGTATTCCCGAATGCGTTCTTGTGGGGTTCCTAGGTATTGAGAGCTATTGGGATCCAGTCGTGCATCCATGCCAGAACCAGTTTCTGACTTTATGAAGTTACTGGGCATCATTAATGCTGGGTGCCCCAGATCATAACTACTACCTCCAACAACGGCAGGGCCTCTACCTACACGGGGTTCACCCATATCAATACGGGGTCTGTTTCTGTTTCTGTTTCTGTTTCTGTTACGGAGAAACTCCTCATAAGCATCTTGTGCTGCACTACCCATACCACCTTTGGCCATGGCATACTGCTCAGCATCGACAAATGCTTGGGACTTAACCGTCGGGTGACCAGCAAGCTTCATCATCTCTGCTTGTGCAAACATTTGGTTGGCCTCCTTCTTGGCTCCAGCCCTACGTAACTTCCTCGCGGCTACACGTGCCATGTGGTAATCAGATGTAATCCTGCGTGGCTTATCACTGAGGCTACCCGTACGGAGAGAGGATTTCCACTCACCATCCTGAAGTTTTTGATATTTGCTTTTCCTACTCATTTACGATTTAAATTAAGTGTTCCTTCTACGGAGACCTCCTCTAGCACCAAACTGATTATCATCACGTCTTCCCAGCCTGTTCATAAAGTTATCCATTTCTTTACGCCCTATGCCGAGTGCTTTAGCCCTGCTTTGGTCTCCCTTATTGAATGTGTAGCTACCGCCTGATCTATTAAGTTGATTCTCGAGGTATGATCCAAATTCTTGGCGGCCTTTTAATCGTTCCTTGGGGTCTGTAATAACGGTGGGGGCATTACTCGCGGTGGCTCGCGCTGAGGATGATGCTTGGGGGCTCGCGGGTGGTGCCATGAACTCACGCGGAGTTAGGTCAAGACTTGTATCACCAAAACTCGTGCCAGTTATTTCACCCATTGGTTTAAGCACCGTATTCTCAGGGGCTGCTGCATCTGCTACCGCTGGCGCTGCGTCCTGTGGCTTAAGCTTAGCTAATTCTCCTAACGCTGCCTTACGATCTACATTGCGCTGTTTGAGGCGAGCTTCATATTGGTCTCCTGTCTCACCTTCCATAGCGCGTCCCATTGACCCACCGAACTTCTCATTAAAATCTTTCTGGGCAACTGAGTATGCATCAGCTCCATCTGTTATGGCTGGCGCGGCTGGCGCGGCTGGGCTGTCCTCACTTTCTCTACCAAGTCCAGTCTCTGCTCTGGCTCGCGCAATGTCAGCCATAACATTAGTTAGCTCTTCACTCATGGGCTGGTTGAGGGCAGCCTGATTCTCCTTTGACTGCATCCCTAGTTTCAATTTTAGCTCTTTATTAGTCGGTGCTTCGAACGAAGTCTCCGCAAATCGCTTAGCGGTTTCTTCGGCGGCAGTCTTTTGTCTAGACTTCTTTACAAACTCTGCCTTGTTACCAGCGGCGGCCCCGCCAACTTGGGGTCCTTTATAATCCTTTAATATTTCTTTGTCCTCGGCGTTACGCTTTGCAATAGCCACTTTTCGGGCAGCATCAGCCGCTTGACTGGAGGCAATCTTCTTATCATATTCTTCCTGCTCTTTTTTTGTTCTGGGTATAGCGGCCATATGGAACTTATAGGTTCAAGTTAAGTGTCAGTATATACATTGTGGTTCCAAACTCAAGGTTAAATTCATGGTAAATAGGCAGCATCATTCTGTAGTGCGGCTTTCAGCTGCTGCATGGATTTTGGTGGCCTGCGGTAGGATTGATTAGGGTCTACGATCTTTGGCTCCATGGCTATCAAACCATGCCTTTGCCGCGCACAGTCAAGAGCAAGAAACGCAGCATCCGCCAAGTCAGGGCTTTTCCCAATCCGCTGTTTGAACTCAGGCTTGGATTCGATCCTCACTTTTAAGGAGCCAGTCTTAACCAGCTCGTAGTTACGACCGACGATCTCCTGCGCCAGATCACTGTCCAGCCCAAAGAACTGGCGAGTTCTCATGAGCTCCTTGCCTACAAACCAGAGCTCAGAAACCCTGTTGGTATATAGCTCTATGCCAGTGAGTTGGCTATTTACTGAGACTCTCTTATCTGAAGGCTTGCCACCAAAGGTAACACGCAAGAACCGAGGAGACCACTCACCAGCCAGCACGTCACAGAATGAGGAGCCTGCACCAGTAGCATCCACCGCCAGATCATCTGGGGCTACGCCTTCCTTCTCACAGATCTTCTTGATCTGCTGGACTATCTGGTATGATCGTGGCACCGCCTTGTTGGTAGCATCATCATTAAGCTGGAAGCTCTTACCCAGCTCAAACACATACTGTCCTTTGTCATCTGTGCCGACGTAGCCTGTGTATAGAATCGTTCTATCACCACCATTGGTAAAGGCAGGGTCAAGCCCAGCTACCTTTACAGGTTGTGACCCCCAATTTACTTTGTGCATACATCCACTCTTGGTGATCTCATTCTCAGAGTAGATCCCAGCGTCTTCATCACTATCAAAGAACACGGCTCTCACCATTCGCATGTATCCACGGGACGCTGTGCCGAGCAGCTCACGCTTCTCAGCTATCTGATCAGCCCGCGGAAGGTATGGGTAGATGGTCTCACCAGCTAGGATGTTGGGGCTACGCTCACCGTCCAGCCTGATATACTTACCACCCCACTTGGTGCGCCAGCCATCATCGACGTTGGTATCTACTGAGTCCCATCCATCCTCTGGCTCAGACCACACACCAAAGGCATCAAACTTAGAACTAGGGTTGGACATGCCAATCATCCTGAACTCTGGGTTAGCTGAGAGGTTGGTCAGACCAGCGTGGACTACAGCCTCCGAGATCTCAGACAGCTCATCCCCGATGACAATCACTCGCTTGTTCTTAATACCAATGAACTTACCAACAGCCTCTCGAGTCCTGCTCTTCTCAGCTGCAATGAGCGACAGACCAGACTTCTCCAGCAGGGTGCCGTGCTCATTGACATAAGCGACGTTACCAATTGAATCCCGAATCCTGAAAGGCATATCATCTATCACTGCCAGTAACGTGATGATTGAACCCCAAATCCTTTTTCGTGCTTCACGCAACGTGGTTGAAGTAATCAGGACTAAGGTATCCTTTGGCTGGGACAAGCAGTTAACGATGGCATAAGCAGCCATGGTGTGAGACTTGGATGAGGATGCAGCACCGCCCACAGCGAGGAACTTATTCTCAAGGCAGCTGCGGATAATCATCTTAGCCCATGGGTTTTGCTGCATTAAGGGTTCAGGAATGTCGGGGCGGTTCCATAGGATGTCACAAATACGCCAGAAGTAATACTCCTTGGCTTTTGTAAGCTCATGGTTTGCGAAGCCAAAGAGCAGGGCGGTCAGCAAACTGGTTGGTGGGATAATTAGACCACCTACATCCATGTCCGTTGAGGATGGTTTAATGTGCGGCTCGTATTTGCTGTCTAATTTAATGTCCATTAAAGATTGAATACATTGTAAATACCAAGTATACTCCAACCCATGGCGAAGGACAACCCTGAAGACAATAAAAATAAAGGACCAGAACCGCTGCCTTTACACCATAAAAAAGTCAGTAACCCATTCGGACAGAATGGTAAGAAGCGCCGTCTGTTTACAAAAGCCATGGAGCTCTATGAGCAGCAGTATACTTTTGCTGCAATTGCTAAGGAGTGCGGAGTCCACGTATCGACTTTGCGTAGATGGTTCAGGGATGCAGGTGCACCACCTAAGAAGAGTAAGTGGGAAGAGAACCCAACTCCGTGGATTGATAAAGAAGCGCCTAAGCCAGAGTCCATCTTTGATGGCACGGAGGAGCATAAGACTAAGCACGCTGTAGACAAAGCTGCCGAGCACGCGCACCTAAAAGAGAAAGGCAGGATCGATGAGATAGCTTCTGCCCAAGCCAGTCCAGCAGAGCAATACCAGAGCTACATGGCGAGTCAAGCGGTCCGACTGATGCGAGATGGTATGGCTCAGATGAGACCACCAACCAACGTCCGCGAAGTGGAAGTGCTAGATAAGATAGCTCGCCGCCACTTTGGCTTAGACGAAAAGCAAAGCGGTGGCGCGACCAGCCTAAGCATAGACATAAACATTCTAAATGACGCAGCTGCGGCTTCAAGGAAGAGGCCCACCAAAGTTGTCGATGTAGACCCAAATCCAAAAGACAACAAAGACCAATGAAATTCTTCGCCTCACGCACGCATGAGCCCAACCCCTTCGTCATCAAAGGGAGCATCCGCTCTAACCTAGATTACTTTTACTCTGCTAAGCAGATCACGGGAGACTTTGTCAGGGTAATCCCCTCGACATGGAAAGAGATCTCATTCCTACAGAGTCTTGAGAAAGGCTATAACTTATTTGCTCCATGGCACGGCGACGGTGTTCTAGTCAAAGCAGACTTCCTCCCAGCTGTCAGTGATAGTAGGCGTCGATAATGGGGCTTGCTCTGGAGCAGCGGTTGCGATTAGCAGCTGGGATGGTGCGGTGCTAGGATACACGAGGTTGCCCAGCCACAAGGTGGGGAAAAAGACTGAGCTCGACATGATCGGTTTTCGTGATTGGGTGCTGGAATTCAAGCTACCACCCGTCAATATTATCATCGAGGAGCCTCTGCATCACGCGCCATCATCTCAGTCCATGCGATCCATGGCATTGTGCTATGGGCAAATCACTGGGTTGTGCACAGGCATGGCGTGGCCTTGGGAAGGGCTGTCTGTGAGGCAGTGGCAGAAAGATATGCTGGGCAAGTTTCCACGCGGGCAATCGAAGAAGTATGCGCTGGCAAAGGCCAAAGAGCTGTATCCCGATGAGCAATGGTTAGCAACCCCACGCTCCAAAAAACCACATGATGGGATTGTGGATGCTTACCTTATGGCAGCAAGAGAATATCAGATCCACTTTGCAGATTAAAAAATAATTGAGATTTTATTTGACGGTTTTTATATGGGCTGGTATGTGTTGATCACAATAAATCAGAAACCATGAAGCCAGTAAATGAAATCACTATTCCCGAAGCAAGAAGACGCGCATAAGTTTTTCACTATTACCCAGCGGGAGGGACGCAACACACTAGACACCAGCGATGCTGGAACTGGGAAAACTGTAGTTGCCGCTGCGTTAGCAAAATCATTAGGACACCCTGTTGCTGTCCTGTGCCCGAAGCAAGTCATACCATCGTGGGAGCGAGAGCTCAAGGAGATGGGTGTGGAGCCACTATTCGTAATTAACTACGAAAAGATCCGAGGTGGTCGAACCAAGTGGATGACCAAGAAGGGTAAGAATATCATGAAGTGGATTCTACCCATGGGCACACTAGTTCTGGTTGACGAGATCCATAAGTGCAAAGGTCCTTACACCCAGAACGCGCAAATGATCCTATCACTTGTTAACCAAGGATACCAGATCCATGGGATGTCAGCTACCGCAGCTGAGGACCCAACCGAGATGAGGGCTATTGGTTATATGCTAAATCTCCACAATCTTAATAAAGCCCAAGCACCACTTAGGTCGTGGTTCGGCTGGATGAAGCACTTTGGTTGCGAACAAGATTTCTGGAATCAGTGGAGATTAGTCAAAAAGAGCAAACTTAAAGAGCTCAGGACGGCCATGTATGGCATAAGCACTGACCGACTGTCCGTGCAGGATCTACCAGACGCCTTTAAAAAGAACCGTATCTTCGTTGAGCCAATCCAATTTAAGAATCTTGCCAAGATTAAGAAGGCTTACAAAGACTTAGGTCTCACACCTGAAATACTGGAGCAGTATATCGAGCACGGCACCGTCGAGAACAGTGAGCACGTGATCGTTAACATCATACGTGCACGCCAGTTAGCGGAGTCATTGAAAGTCCCAGACCTAGTGGAGATGGCAGAAGACCTGATGCTTGAGGGTTTGTCCGTTGTTATCTTCGTCAGCTTTAAGGAGACCGTGGAGGCTCTATGTGAGAAGCTTTGCTGTGACCGTATCGAGGGTGGGCAGAAGTCCGACCGCCAGCAGGTCATCGATGACTTCCGAGATGACAAGACCACATGCGTGGTTGTCAACACGGCAGCGGGTGGCACAGGCATCTCCCTGCATGATGTCAAGGGTGACCGACCACGTGTCAGCTTAATATCCCCACAGTTCTCCGCCAAGGATCATGTCCAAGTTCTAGGACGTATCCATCGCAATGGCATGAAGTCAGATGCACTTCAGAAGATTCTCGTCGCAAGTGGCAGCGTAGAGGAGGCAGTAATGTCTTCGATGCAACGTCGCCTCGACAACCTAGCAATAATGCAAAACCAAAACCAAAACCAATAAAACAAAACAACACCATGAGTGAAGAAAATAAAGACAACGAACTCGACGAAATCCTAAAAAACCAGTTTGTGCAAGAGCTGCTTAAATTCGTAAGTGACATCCGAACTGCCTTAGGTGATGAAAAGGGTGATCTCGAAAACTCCGAAATCGTACAACGCGCAAAGGACGCATACAAAGGATAATGTCAACGCAGCAGCCACACGCTGACCGAGGTCACGCAGAGTTCAGCCCATCTTCCCTGAAGTATGTGGCTGGGTGTGCTGCTTACCACGGCAAGGATGGTTCATCTCCAGCCGCTGAAATGGGTACTCGTATCCACGAGGCACTGGAAGTGCGCGATCCAGCAGCATTACACAACGAAGAGGAACTGGATCTATATAACCGCTGTGCGGATATGGAAGACGAGTTTCTCGCTGATGCGTTCCCACCAGATGACGAGCGCACTGAGTTCTACGAAGTGCAAGTTGACGTAGATCTGGGTGAAACCCAAACCTATGGCACCTGTGACCGACTGAGTATATCATCAGATGGTAAGTTTGGAGTCCTTGCGGATTACAAGACAGGTATCAGCACCATAGATAAACCCCATGAGAACATGCAAGCGATTGCATATACCATTGGGGTGTTTCAAAAGTTCCCTGATCTGGAGACCATTATGTTTGCGTTCTATGTTCCTCAACGAGGTTCATTACCATTACTCGGTTCTTTTGTAAGAACTGAACTACCTGACCTTATTGAGGTTCTCGGTAATGTCATTAAGGAAGGTGAACGTGTCCGTCCCATGTGGGGTGGTGGTCAATGCCCCCCAGCTGGGGAGTGTAACCCTACCCAGAATTGTAGGTTCTGTCGCCATGAAGATCGTTGCCCCGCTTTAGGTGGTCTCGTTCTGGATGTGGCTTCTAACTTACAACGCAAGGACTTCACAAACATAGACATTGAAGCTGTTGATGATCCAGCATCCATTGAGGAACTCTGGAACATCTCGAAGATCGTAGAAGCGTGGGCCAAACGCCTACGCGCCCGAGCTATGGAAATGGCGCACGAAGGTGCTGAGTTCCCATCCCTTCGACTCTCATCTATGGGAGCTCCTACCAAAGTCGTAGACAACCACAAGTTCATTAAGATCGCCTCCGACATGGGTGTTGATACTGATGAGCTTTTAGACAGCGCCACATTTGCAGTAACTAAGACAGCTAAGCTTGTCGGTGAGACCGCAGACAAAGGCGAAAAAGGACAGAAGTCCGCAGAATTTCTGGACACTTGCAAAGACGCAGGTGCCCTCGAAAAACAAAAGGAGCGATTCACGCTCCGCTAAACCAAAAAACAATAAACCATATAATAATATGCCAAAAGCAAAAGAAGAAGAAATTGAAGCAGCAACAACCACAGCTGTCACTACCGTCGGACAAGAACTTACTATCGATGCCGACGATATCGATATCCCACGACTTAACGTCGTGCAGAAAATGTCCACTGGGGACTTTGATCACGGAAGTCTTATCCTAGATAAGACCCACGAGATCTTACCTCGGGAGACTAAAGGACATTGCATCATCCTCGGTGCAATTAAGAAATGGAAAGAGGACATCGACTTCGACTCGGATGAGATGCCTCGGATCGTAGGAACAAAGCAAGAGATGGAACAGCTTAAGATAGATTCAGAATATCAAATTCTAGAATTTGCCGAGCTAATTCTTATGTTTGCCCAACCAGAAGGTAATACGGATGATGATGCGTTCCCCTTCCCAATTGGTGACAACAACTACTGTATCGGAAAGATCTACGTCCAGAAGGATGCATATCGTAAGACCTATAAAAGCCTTATGACGTTTGCTGCTTTCAACCGTGGGCTACCTCTGAACAGCCGTCTATGGAACTTTGAGTCTCAGATCATGAGCAAGGGTAAATACTCATGGTATGTCCCGACCCTCAGTGTGACTAAAGAGCACGTCCCAGAAGCAGTTGCAGACTTCGCAAACTCATTCCAAGCATAGTTGTATGAGTTCCCATTTAGACGTGATCTCTGAGGAGATTGCAACCGCCAATAAAATGCTCTCAGATCTCGATGACAACATCAAAACTCTGCAAGAACATTACGCTCGCACGGTCGTTATCATTGACGCCTTCGAGAAAGCCAAAGGGCTCTTTGATATCCAAGAAGAGCTTTCACTAGAGGAGTAATCCCTAGTTTAATATACATGACCCACCCACACCCCTATGACGTCATGGGGGTGTGGGTAAATTTATGCCAAATTACAATCACGGCACACACCAAAAATATGAATAATAAAATTACTTACGCGTTAGATTTTGAGACATTTTACAGCAACGACTGTAGTATCAGAACACTCGGCCCCTTGGGCTACTTCTCACACCACGAATTTGATGCCTATATGGTCTCGGTTGTCGGCGATGATGGATACGAATTTGTTGGTCACCCCAAAGACTTCGATTGGGATATGCTAATTGACAATGTTGTCCTCGCCCACAATGCATCTTTTGATGAAACACTTTACAAGTATGGGACCACACAAGGCTGGTGGCCCGATGTCAAATACTCCGCATGGCACTGCACAGCAGATCTTGCGGCTTATGTTGGTATACCAAGGAACCTCGCTGGTGCTTCAGAATATGCACTCGGAGTTAAGCCAGACAAGTCCACCCGAGACAACATGAAAGGAAAGCTCTGGGAAAACATGACACCAGAGTTTCAGGCGGAGGTCTCCGAATATGCATTAGTAGACTCACGTCTCTGCCTACAGCTGTGGCAGAAAATAGGTGACGAGTGGCCAGAGCACGAAAGAGAAATCAGCCGTGTCAATAGGGAGGCTCTACAACGTGGCATACCCATTGATCAAGAAGAGCTCAAGATGGCACAAGAACGTGTTAAGCAATACTTGTTTGATGCGGAGGCTAACATACCATGGCTTGGTGAGAAGCCGACCCTATCGAGAAAAGCCTTCAATGAAGAATGTCGGAAGATGGGCATAGAGCCACCAGCCTCTCTAGCAAAAACAGACATTAAGGCACAGGAATGGATTAAGGAGCATGGGCAGAAGTATAAGTGGATTCAGGCGGTATCTGAGTGGCGTAGGATCAACTCCTTACTTAAGAAGTTGGAAGCTATTGATTGTGCCACGATGCCAGACGGTCGCTATTACGGAAACATAATGTATTTTGGGGCACACACTGGTCGCTTCTCAGGGGGTGGCGGTAACTTTAACCTACAGAACCTGCCCCGAAAAGAAATGTTCGGGGCCGATCTACGCAAACTAATCTGTGCCCCTGAAGGCAAGAAGCTAGTCGTAGTTGACTTGTCTCAGATTGAGGTGCGGACGCTACTGTGGTTAGCAGAGGATTGGGACATGCTTAAAACTGTTGAACAGTCTGATGACATCTACGAGGCATTTGCCATAGAATTTGACATGTGGGATCCAGCTAAAGGATCTCTCAGGGTTGAGGACCCAGACACAAGAAACTTAGTAAAAGCAATTGTATTGGGCGCTGGGTTTATGGCAGGTCCGAAAGCCTTCGCAGCAGCATATGGTTACAGTGAGGAAGATTCACAATCCGCAATTGACCTCTACCGAGCCAAGATGAAAAAAGTTGTTAAGTTATGGGACACCCTCAAGGAAAACCTAAATGGGTATCACCAGCTGGATGACAGAAACTGTGAACGAAAAGACCATGCGGAAGACTTGCCCCTCAGGCAAATTAAGTATGGTAAGCCCAAGCTAGTCAAAGGTAGGTTTGGGTATCCAGAGAACATCACTCAGATTATTAAGCACTCGCGCCGAGTTGATGTCAGGATCTGGCAGGGTTTGATAACTGATAACTTAGCACAGGGTTTAGCCCGCGACATATTTGCTGGCATGATGGTGGCACTTGATAAGGCTGGATATAAACTCCTGTTCCACGTTCACGATGAAGTTATTTTAGAGGTTGATGACGAAAATGCTTCCGAGGCTTTGAGCGATGTGGTAAGAATAATGTCGGAGCCGCCACCGTGGATACCAAACATCCCACTGTCCGCTGAGGGTTCTGTCCTGAAACACTACGAGAAATAAGACCATGAAATATTTTTACATTGAGAATCTAAGAAGTTCCGACATCACCATTGTCAAAGATTTGTCCAAGACAAAATCAAAAGTCCCCCACCACAAAACCAAATCGGATCACCGTAAGTGGTCAGCTGAGCCGTCCACCAAGCATGTCTTTTACAATACCGTAGAAGCGGATTCTCCACGGGAGCGTGTCGGAGTTGATAACCCACCCCGCTTGATCTATGGTGTCGTAGGTGACTATGATGCAGCGGTAGACTGGAGCGCAATTGAAGATGTCCTAGAAAAGGCGGCATACACACCGACATGGATTTCACAAACACACAGTGGGTACATGCGTCTAGTATGGGAGTTTGAATCACCTGTCCCTACGTCTGATGAAATGTTCCCAGCGTTCATGAAACAGATAGCGCGAATCCTGACACTGCAAAAGCTACATGCAGGTTTTGATAGCACGTCCATGAAGTCGTCCCAGTATTTTGACTTGGGGACAAACTGGAAGCAGATTGGGGTTTCCCTACCTAAGTCTGTGACACAAACCGCAGCTATCAAAGCAGCGTCCGCACAAGCCCCCCGATCTGGTGATGTGGTTATCCCAATCGACGTCGTTGCGGCTGAGGTAGAAAGCAGATTCCCAGCTAGGTGGACCAACCCATTTGAAGTTGGGCAACGTGGACCCCTGTTCTGGATCAATGATGGCATTGAGAGGGATGGTTGTCAGGTTGTTGAAGATGGTATTGTCTGTTATTCCGACCGTGCAGGTAAAGGGTTTGTTACATGGGCTGAGATCTTTGGACGTAAATTCGTGCAAGATTATGAGCAAGAAAAAGTAGGTAGCTTGCTTGACGACTATTGGTATAACGGTAAGAGCTACTACAAGATGAGCTATGGACAAGCAGTCAGCATCAATGAGGCGCAGGTAATGCGTGAGCTCAAGAAGGCTGGTTTCTCTCAGAAGCCCAGCAAAGGCAAAAACACTTCGGAGATTGACGAGGCTATTCTAGCCATCTGCAACGTGAACCGAGTAAATGATATAGCCCCTGTCATCTTCTCCACAGATCGAATCGTGGAGTTTAACTCAAATCGTATTCTCAATACGGCTTGCCTGTGCCCCACGCAAGCGGACAGTGATGGTGACATTAGTAAGTGGCCTTTTATACACGAGTGGCTACACCAGTTGTTTGCCAATAGTGCTGATCAGCGGCCTACGGTAGAATACTTTTTTGCTTGGCTACAGCGGTTCTATATTGCCGTGATGAACCACCAGCTAACTCAAGGGCAAGCTCTATTGTTAGTGGGTCCTACCAACAAAGGGAAGTCTCTGTTGTCAAACAAAGTTATCGCTGCATTAGTCGGCGGCTTCTCTGATGCGAGTGAATACCTCAGTGGCATCAGTCAGTTCAACAAGGACCTAGCTCGAGTTGCAGCATGGGTGGTAGACGATACCACTTCGGCTGCTTCGTTCCAAGACCAGCTAAAAGCCACCGAGCTTATCAAGCGTGCTGTAGCCAACCCTCGTATGGAATACATGGCTAAGTATGCGGATGCTATGTCTGTGCCTTGGACTGGGCGAGTTATTATGTCCCTTAACGAAGACGCTAATAGCCTGTCGGTTATTCCAGCCCTCGATTCTTCTAACCGTGATAAGATTATGGCGCTGAGAATATCAGACAAGGCGACGAGTAGCTTCCCGCCAAACCACGTCTTGGAAGATATAATCGAGCAGGAACTGCCACACTTCGCTCGATGGTTACTAGACCACCAACCACATGAGGATATTATGGACGGTCCCGCTAGGTTTGGTGTAGTTAGCTTTATTGACGAGAAGATCGCTGAGGCTGCCTACGACAACTCAAGCCGCAGTAGTGTGGCTGAGCTAGTTGACTGGTTTGCCAAACAGGCAAGGAACTACACGGATGACATTGAGTGGCGTGGGACACTGACTGAGTTCCTTATCTCTACGATGGGTTTCAACGAGGGACGCGCAGTCGGTCGGAGTAACAACCCCGAGTTCGTTCGACGTGGGATGTGCACGATGGAGGAAACTACCAAGTCCAACACCAGCGTCAGACCTGTAAGGTCAGAGGGGCGCGGTGGTGGAAAGATATGGGTTATCAATCTCGAAGAGAGATTCGATATCGAGAAAGTGGGTCAGACAGTTCCTACATCAAGTTTGGCACAGACATAGACCCAGCACCTGCTGGTTGGAACTTCACTGTGGGCTTAGCAGACCCACGGTGAGCATCCATCTCCTCTTCAAGGAGGATACGGCATACACCCCAGTGGTAGTTTGCACGCTCAACATCAGCATTATCCTCAGCAATGAAACCAAGCAGCCCGTGTTTGATTGCATTGAGGTTTCCAAGATGGACAATATCCTGCACTGATTGAAGTGGGATGAACTTCCGTTTCATCAAAAGGCGCACATGTTTAGTCAAATTGGTTGGATTAGAGAGCCTGAGACGGCGATAGCGGGCAACTTGATTGCCCTCCCCCCGCGCTAGCGTCAGTATGACGCCTTTCCAGTCCTCCGAATCAGCAGCAAAGTCCACGGTTCCCACGTTGTCAGTGTCTACCGCTACAATCTTGACGTCGAAGGGGACGGTTTCAAATACAATAGATGTGATCCGAGTTGCATCTACGTTGGCACCGACCATGGCAGTAGACTCATCAAGCTGGAAGATCTCTTCGCCGAGTTCCCCGTTGGTGTTCAGGTAGCTAACAATAACGCGCCCGCAATCTGGTAGTGTAGCCCCTTCCTTAAGTGGGCGTGCGTAGAGCTTGTATTGCTTGGAACGATTGAGGTCAATAATTGAGGGGGCGTAGCCATCATCCACCACACCATACAATGGGTCTGGGCCGCTGCCTACTGTGCTCGATCCTGAACCCGTTAACTTGTAATCATGCCACAGGGATCTGACAGCCGTAGTATTGTCATCAATGGTCGCTGCCATCAGGGACTCGGCACCATCAGGGAGGGAGAAGTATTGGTGATCTGTGACCACGGTATCCTCATACACCAAATCACGCCAGTAGCCCATGCTATATATCCTCGGAAGCACCATATTAAGGCTGGTGAGGAAATCAAAATCGGGGCGAACGTAGTCATTTAGAGACTGGTTAATGGCTGATAAGGTGAGGGCGGGCATAATTTTAATGGTAGCAGATTAAGGAATCAGGGTCAAGGGCTGAGGATTATCAAGGTTGTTGTGACTCGTAGGTATAAAAGTTAAAGGAACCAGAGGGTGGTAAGCCAGTAGCAGTCCATGTGGTTTGTGTTCGTTCGCCTGCAAAAAAATCGGCATCCCTGCCCTGCCAGTAGGCTGCAACAAATGGAAACCCGTCTATGGACACGGTGGTTACGTTATCAGGTTGCGCTTGTCTTTCGCGCCTGTTGCCGTAGAACGGTCCGAACTCAGCCCACCAGTTCGGATAAGGAAATAATCCACCGTCACTTTCCCAATCTCCGTCTTCTGCGAAGTTGCCATATGCAACCCCATTAGCATCAACACCTTCAACACCACTATGCATCTGGAGGGCTCCGATGGGGAATCCGTAACCAATATGGTTTGCTTCGTCGTCAACGTCCCCATCATACATCTTAACAAACGGTCCAAAATTTACTGAAGCAAATACATCACCTGGAAATGTAAATGAGTGTATTTCTCTTGAGGATTCAGCTGGGCCACAAGCTGCTCTCTGTCGAGGCTCAACCTCCTCCTCTGAATACCTCAAATATTGGAAGTAATCGTCGCCACGTTCTTCAGAGTGAATGGTAGATAACTTAAAGGGCTCCACACCCCATCCTTCTTCCCCATCAGGATACGCGACATCCGTAAAGATGAGCTCATAAGTTGTTTCTTCCGCTTCGCTTCCATCAGGATACACGGCCACTGCGGGAATTACAACAACTTGGAGTTTAAGTATGTCGTCTGTAATTTCAACGGAAGCCAAGTTAAAAACCAAAGCAGAGGCTTGCTCTAGCGTCATGGGTTCAACATATGCGTAATTAGAGACATCCATATTCTCAATGCAGAAGGGTAAATTCTGCTGTAAGAATGATTCGGTCGGGTCAGTTATTTCTGGGACAGCGTCATCCATATCTTAAAGGGGGATAAAGGCTGGCAATGCAACACCCCTGAAGCAGGAATCATTAATGACCATGTTGCTCCTTACCAACTGCGTGACTATGTATCGGTCTGCGGGTGTCGGATCGTCTGGTAAGTCTGGGTTGTTCCGTATTAGAGCAATTGGGGTCTTAGAGTGGGTGAGGTCTTTTATATTATTTGGGTCAGCAAAAGCATCTTCAGGCAGATACCTTTTCCATACCTCCGTCTCCCCATCGTCTCTTGATGCCACTTCAAATGTTACATTTTTATCCTCAATCCCATACTGAAAATATATCACTGACTCTCCTGTAATGTCTATTCCCAGAGCGGCTAACTCAATATTTACATATTTTCCTTTTGTCACTCCTTCGTTCGTGACTCCATCCTCGGTGACAAGGGAGAGATGTGAAGGGTCATAAATCAATGTCCCTGTAGTTGATAGCACCCACTTCGGTCTTCCTGTCTCAGGAAAATCTGGGTCATTGATAATGGTTATTTTCCATGGGTGTACATCACCACTACCACCACTAAACCTTGATGGTGGGAAGTCAACTAGTGGGTCCGTTTGGTAGTAATTCGTGGGTCCTCCGCTGTAATCAGGATAGGGCATTGTATTAAACTGGTGGGTAACACGTTATTGTTTTCTGGAGGAAACCTCCTTGGAAGGGGGACACCTCGTCTGAGATTACAACATTAACCCAATTAGTTTGCTCGGTGGCTGGTATTGTCTCATTCCACACTAGGTATTCCCACTGGTCACTTGTAGTACCAGTAGTACCTGAAAACGTCTGTGCGGTGTGTAAACATGGTGGGATACTTACCCTAAACAAAGGGCACGAAAAGAAAACAGGGGTCGTCTTCAGGAAGGGTCCTACCGATGATTGTCCTGTTGGGGCTTCTTTAGACCATGTCTCAGTCACGCTAGCGCGGCAGGGCCCACTATATTCTTCCTGTATGTATGTCGGGAAATATGAGAAAACGTCGGTGCCATCTCTCTGGGACCATTTTTGGGGCGTTAGTCCCCCTAGCACGGCTGGCCATTTTTTGTTGACGGTGCTCTCATACGTAACTGCGGGCTCTGGAGTAAATACCGTCCTGTCAATTCTGTATATGACATCGGTCGCATTATTATACACCGCTGTATTTCTTACTTCCTCAGTAGGCGCTGGAGTTGAGTTGGGGGTCTTATCATATTTAGTGAATGTTTCACGAGTGAAATATGGGTTAGTCTCCTTAGATGACGTGAACTCTGCGGTGTCTGGAACAGGGGTTTCTTCGTCAATTTGGAACACCTGAATCGAAGCTCCCGTAACCTCACCCCTATAAACTGCTCTGATGCGGTTTATCTTATTTGGATCTTCAGCGACACCTGTCTGATTAAAGTAAGTTTTAACTTCCAGATGTCCCCAATCAACGGATGATATAACGGTGTAGGTATAAGTCTCGTTAGGGTCTATCTCTGTAACTTCATCAACTTGGTATACTTCGGTGGTGCCATCATTATACACCAACCTAGAATTACCCGTGCTGGTTAATGCTCCGCTAGTGGCAAACTTAGACGTAGTGGTAATCGTGGCATATATAGTAGACTCTTTGGTCTCCCCATTCTCCGCTGCTTTGAATACAAGATCTTCTACATCGACTTGGTAAATGATTGTCCCACCACCCCGATACACTACCCTTGATCTACCAATGTTTCCAGTGACGCTAGAGCTCTGGCTATATGTACTAGTTGTCGTCAGCGTGCCATATAAACGGGCTTCTTTAGTCTGACCAGCATCTTTATTAGAGGCTACTGTTGTAGTCTCATTGTCAACTTGGTAGATAACAATCCCACCTCCGCGGTAAGCCACACGTGAACTTCCTGTAGCGGATGAGATATTGCCAGAGGTTGCATATGTGCTTGTTGTAGTGATGTCGGCGAATATAGTCTGCTGTTTAGTCTGTCCAGCGTCTGTGTTAGTGGGTAACTGAGCGACCTCATTATCAATCTGGTAAAGGATAACACCACCACCTCGGTAAACTACTCGAGAGCTACCCGTGTCACCAGTGACATCACCAGACTGGGCATATGTGCTAGTTGTGGTGATCTTGGCAGCAGCTGTTTTTTGTATTGTCTCACCAGCGTCAGTATTAGTAGTGATCGTTGTCGTCTCTTCATCTACTTGGTAGATCACAACACCACCACCGCGGTAAGCTACACGTGAGCTACCAGTGTCTGTGTTGATCGTAGGAGAAAGTCTGAACTCACTTGCAGTAGATATATCGGCGAAGACAGTCTGCTGTTTGGTCTCACCAGCGTCTGTGTCGGCAGGTAACTCAGCGACCTCGTTATCTATTTGATAAATAGTTACTCCGCCGCCGCGGTAAACGACCCGAGAGCTACCAGTGTCCCCTGTGACATCACCATTCTGGGAGAAAATACTGCTAGTGGTGATAATTGCCGACGCGGTCTTCTGTATAGTTTGACCTGCGTCACCTTCTTTGGCTACTACAGACTCCTCGCTAACTTCATACACTTGTGTAGTCCCGTCATCATAGATAACCCGACTAGACCCCGTGTCAGTCAGCACATCCCCCGTTGATCTGTAAAACTTATTGGTGGTTATTGATGCGTAGATCTGCTCATTCTTCTCCTGACCTGCGGAGCCTTCTTTAATGGTGAAGGTGTCTTCGTCGCGTTGATAAATTTGTAAGGTGCCATCATCAAACACAATACGACTACGGGTGTTGTTCTGCCCTACAATGGGCTCGGTTCCCGCGGATGTGTTGGTCGTTATCTTACCATATGGTCTGGTCTCGACTTGTGATTCGTATTCAAATCCAGTGAGCTCGGCACTACGCTGCTTCCTCTGCCACCCACGCTCATCAAATGATACTGTGTAATTACCCTCTCCGTACTTTTCATCCTCTAGGGTGGAGGTTTCGATAATCTTATACCCGATGTTATACTGGTGGTCTTCTTGAAAGGCCCAACCTTTCTTGGCATAAATGTCCAAGACTACACTGAAATAGCTGTCTATCTCAGGTGGTGTCTCCTGAGATATACGTCGTGTAGCGTATTCATATTGTCCATACTTAGAGTCTGATGCTCCGACTGCTGGTCTAGGGAATGCTCCAACCTGATCCCTTGGCACGATCCATGTGCGCGTGACCGTCAACCCTCCTTCCTGAAGCGTGAAGTTTCCTTCCTGATTCCCTACGTCTGGAGTCTTAGCATAAATACGCTCTTCCGATACATACAGCGAGGACAAGGTCTCATCTTCGATGGGTCGTTGAACACGATCCACGAGCAGGTAGTTGCCTGTAAACTTGTTGTTTGGTTCAGGTGACATTGGCGCACCAACGACAGGTGCATCAGGGTCATAGGAGTCACGGAGCACGACGTAGCTGCGACGGACTAAGGATACGCGGACTCCGCCAATGTCTACGAAGGACTCAGAGAAATTATACTGGTCTTCGTTGAACCGATCACGAGCGTAGTAAAACTTGTAGAAGTCTCCAATATTATCATTAGGGACAGCGGCGACGAACTTGTGGTCTGTAAACTCGGAGTGTGCTTCCCCAAATTCTGGTAGTGGGGCTGGTTCTAGCTTCTCATTTTTACGGTCAACCAGCTCATAGAACACAAAATCATTCTGGTCTGGAGTCAGGTATACGAACACGCGGCGCTCATTGACCTCGCCATTCTGGATAGCTGACACATAGAACCACTCTTCGGAAACCTGTTCAACCGTTTGGTGCGCTCCTGTCTCCTCGTCTACCTCCCAGAAAGGGTTGTCACTATCGTCTAATAGCTCGACAACAGTAAACCCTGTAACCCCTGAGGTCGCGCCATAGACGGCGTATCGGGATACACCGTCAGGCTGATAATACTGTGAGACGTTGTCGGGACGAAGGTAAAAAAGTTCTTGTGCGTCTGCGCCTTTGGTCGATATTATCTCATCTCGGTGAACTAGGTTTGTCGTAGTAAAGACATGAGCCCCTGTGTTTTTGTCATATGAGGTCGTGGTAATGGGTGCCCTCTTGAGATACACACATTTCTCCAGCACAAACATGGAGTCCATCTCGTCTGGGTTTCTCTTCGATGAGATACCTACTGTTTCACCGACACGAGATTGCTCCCTAGAAATTAGGGTATACTTATCAGATGCATCAAAGGGGTCAGCATCTACAATAGGCATCGGGGATCCCAGTGCTGGGGCATCCTCGTCGTATTCTGACCGTAGAGTGATGTAGGTCCTTATTACTTGATCATATGTGCCAGACTTATGGTTAACGGTAGTGTGTTCAAAGTTGTAGTCGTCTTGGTGCTCACGCTTTGCGGCATAGTAATAAAAATAAACCTGCCCCTCTTCGTCGGCCTGAACAGCTTGAGTAAAGAAATGATTAGGGTATTTCCTAAAATCAGGGTGAGGGTCGCCATATTCTGGGATAGACTCCTGTACACGCTGCTTGTCTACTTTTTCGTAGAATAAAAAGTCCTCGTTCCGTGGACTGACAAATATAGAGAAACGCTGACGTTGGCTACTCAGAGGCATACGCGCAGTTTACATCACTCACGGCAAAAAGCCAACTTCAAAACACAGCACACGAGGGATCATTTACCAAAAAACAACGAGGCAATCACACCAAGGGCTGACATGATTGCTGTTCCCAGTGCGACCGAAGCTGATTTGTTCTTCTCTGCCTCACTGATCCTAGTCTCAACGGACACTATGCGCTCGAATACTCCAGCCCTCCCATTACCATTGATCCGCTCTTCTAGCTTCTCCGTGGTCTTTCTTATGGAGCGTAGCTCCGACATTATTGATTCGAGTTTGTCTTCCACGCTCATGATATCCCTAAGGTTTTTTCGATTCTAGCAATCCGTTCCTCTAATGTCAATGCGGGTTTGCTTGTGATGGGCTGCAAACCAAGGTATTTCAATGATCCGTCGGCTATAGCCCGCGCCATCTTCTCTCGATTGCTAGGATCATTTATAAGTGCCTCACCCAGAGCGGTATGTATAAACTCCCCTTCCATCAACACGGCGGGGCAGTTGGCTCTGCGTATCACAGAAAAATCTGCTTCTTTGTCAAGATCGCCATCTGACCAGTCTTGGCGAGCATTCTGAGTCGGGAACAGGGCAGCGTGAGCCTCTCCGATGCAGGTCGCCAGCTTATCTGAGTTGTTGTCTTTCTTAGTAGTAAAGATCTCCCAACCGTTTGCGACCATGCTGGTAGCTGCATTAAAATGATATGAGATAAAGATATCACAATCCGCAGCATTACAGATATCAGCTCTCTCAGTGAGGCTGACGGAGGTGTCATTGCTGCGAGTCATCACTACCTCTACGTAAGGAGATAGAATGAACTTAGCGCGTTCACACACGTCGAGGGCCATCTCGGATTCTTCCAAACCCGATGGCCCTAGGGCACCTACGTCATTTCCGCCGTGACCTGCGTCGAGGCAGATGCGCTTCATTTAGCTGGCTCGATAATACGAATTGCTTGAGGAGAAATAACTAACCCACCTTTGGCGGAATAAGAGCCTTTGAACTTGTCGTTGTCAAGGTTGACGCTAAGGCCCTCACATGCTGCGAGTGCTAGGGTTGCTAATGCTACTAATATGTATTTAATCATGGTGGTTATGGGTTGCGAATTTTGGGGTTTTCTTTCGGAATGCAAGGCGGCCAGCTGCTCTGACTGCCCAGTAAATGATTCTACGCTTAATGATCCCTACGCCATACAGTTTCATGAACAGCAAGAAGATGCGGTCGCATTTTCTACGGGATATGTTTTCATGTCGTTCCACTTTGGCATAAAGCCAATCATGTAAGATCCCTGCGCCCACCCACTCTGGGGCTTTTGGGGTATTGATTAAAGGCTGTGCAGCACGTGGGATTGACAGACCATTGCTAATAAATTTGGGTGGGACTACAATTAAAGGCTCTTGTCCACTGTCGTAAGCAATAGGCTCACAAGAATAGAACACTCGCTCTCCTAGTTCGCCGTCGTAGTATGTGTGCAGGTCTGGATTTGGGGGTGTCATGTTCAGGCTGGGGGTGAAGCAGGTCTCCAAAATTCAGCGCCTTCTAATGTCTTACACAAGGTGGTGCCTAGAACTTCTTCGCTGTCGTCTGGGACAGGTTCTATTATAGGTCGGATTGTGTGCAAGTCAAGACCGTGGACGCTGTCGTCCTCCGTTGTGGTCTGCTCTACGTTGTTGAAGTTGTGTTCTGGTGCCTCCATCCCGAGGAAATCCCATACTTCTGCCATGGTTTCGGTAGGCTTAGAGGTAAGTGCATCAAACTCGACCAGCAATAATCGATCAGCGAGTCCGCGCTGAGCCGCATCTTTAAGGCGGTTGTAAGCTAAACCAAGCACGCCGTCTTTGGCTAGGACTTGATTAGCCCTCCCATCTACAGTTTGTGCCGCAAAATAGTCACCACTATCCTGTTTCTTGTGTGCTGCTTTACGGTGCAGCTTCTCCATACTGGAAACAATCTGGCTAATGTTGCGGACTGGAACTAAAACCTTAGCTTTTCTACCTAATGCAAACTCTGCCATCTCGAGCAAACTAGTCCAGCCACGGCCTTTATCTATAACCACGGGCTTATCAGTATCATGGTAAGCATGGATCATGGCGTGCATCACACGCTGCAAGTTCTTGTCATCCGCTAAATCCTTAGAGGCTTTGTGCTCCAGCCACTGGTTCCAGTTATTTCGTAACACGAACAAAGACTCATGGCACGCGCTGGTGGGGGTAGTGTGGACGTCGGGGTGCTGTGCTAGAAGGTTGCAGAGCAGGGTCGAGCCGCTCCTTGGTAGGCCGCAGACGAAGTGTATATCCTTTGACATGGGCTCAGGATAAAGGTTTTAGGGTTCAGGGTCGAGGATTTTATCTCCAAGTTGTTTCGCTATAATCTAAAGCGTTGCCATCATTATATAAGGCTTTGATTTGGTTTTCTGTTAGTGCCACAGCTCATATATGTATATTACACAATATTATATAACATTGTCATATCATCGTTCATCAAATTTATAACTAAAACGCTCAATATCCGCTGAATAATGTTTTTTAAAGATCATTTATCCAATCAAACGACTGTTTAATCTGCTCTGAGAACTCTCTCCCCAAAACTTCATGCCAATCTGGCTTCAATGGCTTAACAACATTGCGGATCTTATGCTCGCCATATGGCCAACCTAGCTCATGCTCATCTGTATACTGTTCTACATTGAGGGGATTAATCTCGAACCTATCCATCTCTAGATAGTCCCAGACTGCGTTCATTGTTTCTACAGGGTCTGTTGTTAGATCTTCTGCGTGAACAAAGTGAAGCTTGTCTTTGTGGCGCTTAATCGCGTCATGAAGCCTTTCTACGGCGATGCCAAGCGGCGGCATTTGTAGCCATCCCTGTGATCTCTTCTCAACAGTTGTCCAGCTTTGGGGGTTTTGTTTCTCCACCCCAACAAACCTTGATGGGTGTTTGATTCTCATCTTCTCAAAACTAGATAGGATGCCGCGAACATCTCTCACTGGTACTAATACTTTAGCATCTGGAAACACTTGAAACAATTGATCAAGATGCCCAATCCATGATCTGCACTTGTCTACAACAACTGGTCTATCAGTGTCGCCATCAAATGCGCTTTTAATACCACCTCTAAGAAAGTTGTGATATTGTCTTTCACCATCTAGTGGGTTCTTAAATGTTTTAAATTCCTCTGTTTCAAAGAAGTCTCTTGCAATGTAACCGATCTCATGGATGCCAGATGTAGCAGTAGCATGAACCTTTGGGTTTTGGGCTAGTAAGTTTTGTAGAAGAGTAGAGCAAGCTCTAGGAAGACCAGATGTGAAATGAACTGTTTTCATATATTAGTATATATATACTAATTAAAAAAAGACAATACTTAATTTGGAATTGGGTTAGGGTAATTAGTCCAAGGAGATATTGTTAAGCCAGTTCTTCCTTGGAACGATGATGTGTAACCAGTAGCATTTGGACCTGTGTATATGGTAGTGAAGGTGGTGTTGTTTAAAGCATTAGCACCTGTCCAAGATGTTGCTGGTGTGTTGGTGTAAAGAGCAGTTAAGCTAGAGCAATTCTGAAAAGCATAAGTCCCAATAGTTGTAACACTATTCGGAATGGTTAATGAACTATTAAAACCTGAGCAACCTTGAAAAGCAGCATACCCAATGAATGTCACACTATCAGGAATAGTTAACGAACCAGTTAAGCCAGAGCAATTTTCAAAAGCTTGACCGCTAATAGTTGTAACACTATTCGGAATGGTTAATGAACTATTAAAACCTGAGCAACCTTGAAAAGCAGCATACCCAATACTTATCACACTATCTGGAATAGTTAATGAACCAGTAAAGCCACAATTACGAAAACTAAAATCATCAATAGTCGTAACACTATCTGGAATAACTAATGAACCAGTTAAGCCAGTGCAACTACGAAAAGCACTATTCCTAATACTTGTGAAGTTAGGATTAGTAGGTAAGGTTAATGAACCGTTAAGGCCAGAGCAACCTTTAAAAGCAGCATACCCAATGAATGTCACACTATCAGGAATAGTTAACGAACCAGTTAAGCCAGAGCAATTTTCAAAAGCTTGAAACTTAATACTCGTAACGCTATTAGGAATAGTTAATGCGCCAGTAAACCCACTACAATAATAAAAAGCATGACTGCCAATACTTGTGCACGAACTTCCAATCTGTAATTGTTTTAAAGAGCCATCACCATCCTTCCAGTTATCAGGGATATCCCCGATCACTTGATCAATAGTGCCTTGGGTACCATCCCAAACAATAGTCTGCGTTCCTATATTGCCGCCCTCATTCTGCAGGGTGAGTTCAGTGACATTGTTGGTGGTTGTTCCTTGGAATACTTTGCTCATTGTTAGTTAGGGATTGGGTTAGGATAGTTGTCCCAGTTGACTATTGTTAGTCCAGTTCTTCCTTGGAACGATGATGTATAACCAGTAGCATTTGGACCTGTATATATAGTAGAGAATGTGGTTTTGTTTAAAGCATTAGCACCTGTCCAAGATGTTGCTGGTGTGTTGGTGTAAAGAGCAGTTAAGCTAGAGCAATTCTGAAAAGCATAACTCCCAATAGTTGTAACACTATCTGGTATGATTGCTGAACCAGTTAAGCCAGAGCATTGATAAAAAGCAAGACTCCCAATACTCGTAACACTATTCGGAATGGTTAATGAACCAGTTAAGCCAGAGCATTGATAAAAAGCAAAACTCCCAATACTCGTAACACTGTTTCCAATAGTTAATGAACCATCAAAGTCAGAGCATTGATTAAAAGCATAACTCCCAATAGTCGTAACGCTATCTGGAATAGTTAATGAACCAGTTAAGCCAGAGCATCGATAAAAAGCATAACTCCCAATACTCGTAACACTGTTTCCAATAGTTAATGAACCAGTAAAGCCAGTGCAAAAACCAAAAGCATACAACCCAATACTTGTAACACTGTTTCCAATAGTTAATGAACCAGTTAAGCCTTGGCAATCATAAAAAGCATAATTCCCAATAGTTGTAACACTATTTCCAATGGTCAATGAACCAGTTAAGCCAGTGCAACCCAGAAAAGCAGAACTACCAATACTTGCAACACTATCTGGAATGGTCAATGAACCGTTAAAGCCTGAGCAAAGACCAAAAGCAACATTCCCAATACTAGTAACACTATTTCCAATGGTCAATGAACCGTTAAAGCCAGCGCAACTACGAAAAGCACTATCCCCAATACTCGTAACACTATTAGGAATAGTCAGCGAACCAGTTAGGTTTTGGCAATAATAAAAAGCATTACTCCCAATAGTTGTACATGATGTGCCAATTACTAACCCTTTAGCGGAAGTGTCAAAATAAAATCCACTACTAGAGGTAATATCACCAACAACTTGCGTCACATCATTCGGCCCAGTATTACGTGTAACAACAGTAGGAGTGCCAAGATTTGGCAACGTGCTTTCGTTGGCATCAAGCAAATTAAGCTCGACGACATTACCTGTCACATCTCCTTTGTATGTTTTACTCATATTACCAAGTAATTGCCTGTAGTTCTGCTAGTGTAGTTGCAGCGTCGATTGAAACGTTGGCGGCTTTTTCTCTCTGAAATGATTCCTTAATGTGTGCGGTAACTCCATCAGAAATTGCAGTAATAGTTGCGGCATCGATTGTCAAAAACACACCATTACTGAGTTTCCAATCAGTAGTAAATGTATTATCCTCGCTAGCTAAAAACCTTGCTTGGTAGATACGGTCAACTGTAAGTCTATCAGTTCTTACGTCAATACCACCAACATTAATACCACCTACTTCAAAATCATATCTCTTACTGGCGAAGTGATCTCTTACGAATACCTTTGCACCATCAATATCAGCACCAAACTCAGTGATTTGTGCTTCATATCTTTCTTGTTGTTTAGCTGCTCTGAATTCTTCTTGTGTCGTTAGAACACCATCAACGATAAAGAATCTACCCTCACTAGCTTCTACTGTAGCTGCATCAGCATCAGAAATTTCACTATAGTGTGGAGAGTCTGTTGGCTCTACATCTACTATGTTAAAAATTGCCCCTTTTGGACCTGTGATTGCGTATTTCATATTGTTATTTAGTTAAAATTTTTGTGTTAGTTACGGGATGTTAGGGTAATTAGTCCAAGGAGATATTGTCAAGCCTGTTCTTCCTTGGAATGTAGAGGTGTAGCCAGTTGCATTTGGACCAGTGTATATGGTAGAGAAAGTGGTGCCTGCTAAAGCGTTTGATCCTGTGAAACTAGAAGCTGGAGTGTTGGTGTATACAGCGGTTAAGCCAGAGCAACCACGAAAAGCAAAATCTCCAATAGTCGTAACACTATTTCCAATGGTTAACGAGCCAGTAAAGCCAGTGCAATAAAAAAAAGCATTACTCCCAATACTTGTAACACTATCTGGAATAGTCAATGAACCGTTAAAGCCTGAGCAAACACTAAAAGCAACATTCCCAATACTAGTAACACTATTAGGAATAGTCAGCGAACCAGTAAAGCCAGAACAATAATAAAAAGCAAGATCTCCAATAGTCGTAACACTATCTGGAATGACCAATGAACCATTTAGGTTTTGGCATTGATAAAAAGCATAGCTACCAATACTCGTACATGATGTGCCAATTACTAACCCTTTTAATGTGCCATCTCCCGAAAACCGACTGCTAGAAGTAATATCACCCATTACCTGCACGGCAATCTCACCATTATTAGTGCCATCATATGCAACAGTAGGAGTCCCAATGTTAGTAGCCCCAGCTTGTAAGTTAAGCTCGACTACATTGTTAGTTACGTCTCCTTTGAATACTTGGTTCATAATTTAGGCTGCTTCAGTCTTATTGAGAGTCACCTCCCAAGATACCGAATCAGCACTATCACCAGTTACAATAAAGGTAAGCGCGTTATTAGCCGCAGTTACTGTAATGTCCCAAGCCGTATCTTCTTCGGCGAAAACTGTTTTAGCTACAACACCAACTAATTCGGCTGTTCCAGCATCATTCTTAATGACACCCTCGATCTTGTAACCAGCGCTTTCAGTGGCAGATCTTGCTGCGACTAAGGCAGAGAAGGTAATTGTTGAACCAGTAGCGACATCCACTCTATTAGGTGATGTTCCATCTACAAAGATTTCTGTTGGTGTGGCATTTGCTGTGGTGCCTGAAAGTGTAGTGCCAGAAGGGCCTCCGCCAGCGTTATCATCTACATATTTCTTAGTTGCTGGATGAAAGTCTGCAGAAGGGGTAAATGAAACTGTATTATCTAACTCTAACACGTTAGCTTTTGTTGCTAGTGCTGAAAGGTCTTGATCTCCTGTATTTGTTCCAGTGATTCCATCCAACTTAGTCTTGTCTCCATCGACAAAAGCACCTTCCGTTAAAATAGACTGTAAACCAGACAGGTCTTGATCTCCTGTATTAGTTCCTGTGATCCCATCAAGCTTAGTCTTATCACCATCTACGAAGGCACCTTCCGTTAAAATAGACTGTAAACCAGACAGGTCTTGATCTCCTGTATTAGTTCCTGTGATCCCATCAAGCTTAGTCTTATCACCATCTACGAAGGCACCTTCCGTTAAAATAGACTGTAAAC